TAGACAAAGTTTACAATATTTAATAGCAAGAGCAGTATATAAGAAAGGAATAAAACCGAGTTTGTTTTTTACAAAGCCATTTGAAGCAGCGTTTAAGCGTTTGCCAGATGATTTAGTAGAAGCGTACTCAATAGGATTAGAGAAACAAATACAACTGAATATAAAGAAATGAAAATAAACGCAAGAAGCCCATACTACATAAACATAAGTGCTACCAACTTAACACAGGTAGATATGGAACTATATGTATACACAGGAACGCAAACAACCGATAGAAGCAATTTGTTTACATTAACTTCATTTGCTATAAGCGGAAATGTAACGTTTGAAATTGGCGAGATAGTTAGAGATTATATACTACAAACTTTTGATGGCGATTATGCAACCGCTAATGTATGGGTTGATTATAGAACTACAAGCTATATACAAGGCGTAGCACAAACACCAACAGCATATACACAATTAGTTGGCTTTGATGGTTATGGGTATTATGAGGACGATGCAAACCCCCAGAATGATAGTGGGTTATTACAAAGTAATTACAAAATAGTAAAGTTAGACGATGCACCTGCAACAATTCCTGTAGATACTTCAAAGACCACACAAGTAACATACGAACTTGATGGCGAATTAGTATACACTAAAGCTGTATCAAGCAGTACAGTAAGTACAACGCAAGTTGAGTACGTTACAAATACTATAAATGGCTCTGATGAATTTGAGAACAGAGTTATACAAGATGGCGGTACGTTTGAGGGTAGCCCTTGTTTAAAACAGTTTGCTAATGATTTTACCTTATTTGACTTTGACACTATTTATGTAGACACTACTGATGGTGTTATTAAGCTAACTGTAGACAATATAGAGGAATGTAAATACCAACCTTATAAAGTAACGTTTGTAAATAAGTTCGGTGCATTACAAGACTTGTGGTTTTTCAAAAGAACAAACGAGGTGCTAACAACTAAAAAGGAAGATTTTAAGCGTAATATAATTGTTAATGGTGCTTATGATACAAGTAGACACCAACAGAAAATATTAACTAAGAACGGAACAGAAAAACTAACACTAAACACAGGGTTTTATCCAGAGGTTTATAACGAGGTATTTAAACAAATGCAGTTAAGCGAAGATTGTTGGATAGAGATAGAAAACAAAACACTTCCTATAAATGTAGCAAGTAGCAGTTTAAATTACAAAACACACTTAAACGACAAGCTAATAAATTACACAATACAAATAGACTTTGCGTTTGACACGATAAACAACATACGTTAATGCAAATAATAGAACTATATATAAAAGGGTTTAATGTAGTAAGGGGTTCTGCTAAAAGTTTTGCCACTAACAAATTAATTGACACAAGTAGTAATTTTACAGAATTAGGTGTTATAGTTGGCGATTTAGTTACAAACCAAAGAACACAGGAAACAGCGACAGTAACAGCTATTGATAGTGATACTCAACTAAGTTTATCTGCTGATATTTTTGTTAGCCCAAACCCAGATTTATACAGAATTGAAAGCGATTATTTTAGAGCAGATTTATTTGAGGACGAAAGTGTATCTATTACAGATAGTGTTTTAAACGTAAGAGATATAGGTAAAGTGTTTACACCCTTTAGCCAACAATTTAATTTACCTGCGTCTAAACTAAACAACAAGCTATTTAGACATTACGAAAACTTTGACATTGAAAACAGTTTTGATGCAAGGTTTAGACACGATGCTATAATAAAGCTAAACGGAATAGACTACAAAAAAGGTAAGATACAATTTAAAAGCGTATCATTAAAAGACAATAAACCACACGCATACAAAGTAGTGTTTTTTGGCGATGCAGTAGAATTAAAAGAGGTGTTAGGGGAAACAACCTTGTCTGGTCTTAATTATGATAGTTCATTAAATTTTGAATACACACAAGCAAACATTGAAAATCTTTTTACCGCATCAGATAGTTCAATAAATAGTACATTTGGTAGTACAGATATACTTGTGCCTAATATCCAACATAGTAAAAATATGCGCTACACAAACACAGGATATAAGGACAATATAACAGACACAGGGCTTATTTGGACAGATTTAAAACCTGCAATTAGATGTAGAGCAATTATAGATGCAATAACCAACACCTATCCACAATTAAATTTTACAGGGTTTTTTAATTCAGAGCCATTTAGCAATGTATATATGTGGGTGCATAGAAACGAGGGTTATGTTACAAATGCGGTAGAGGGGAACGATACTTTTATAGTTAGAAACCGATGGCGACACCAAACAGATGACCCATTAGACTACACGCACACAAGTACAACCCCATCAAGTTTTGGCGATGTTAGAACGCAGTATATTCAACCGCCAGGTTGGAAATTTAAGTATAGAGCAACAGTAAATGTTTTTACAAGCCAAACAGAGCCATATACAGTAAGAATTTTAAAAGGCAGTACAGGATATGTTTATCAAAGTTTTAATCACGAAAATGGTGGGAATACTGTAACGTTTACAGATATTACATACGACTTAACACCAGGTGGTGCATTAGACCTTATTATTGAGGTTGAGAGTAATAACACAATTACAATGACCCAAACCTTAACAATACAGAAATATTCTGGTGCTATTCCTAACACTTATAACACGCTTGTATATACAGCTAACTATACACCAACAAACAACCAACCAGATAAAACTTTCTACATTGATAAACAAATGCCAGATATGAAAGTTATAGACTTTTTAAGTGGCTTGTTTAAAATGTTTAATTTGTTGGTTTTTAAAGATGGCAACAATATAGATATACAATTAGCAAGTGTTTTTATGAGAGGTGGTACTTCTTATGACATAACTAAATATGTTGATATGGCTTCTTCTAACGTTGAGAGGTTATTTCAGTATAAAGAAATGGATTTTAGTTTTAAAAGCAAAAAATCATTTTTAGTACAGTTTTCAGACGAAATACAAGGTATACCTTTTTCACAAGAAAGCTATGGCGATAACGAATGGGACGGAGGGGTTTATAAAGTAGAAGTACCATTTGAGAAGATGATGTATGAACGTTTAAGCAACGAAGATACAGGCGCACAAACATATATTGGACAAGGTGCGATGTTAGATAAAAAGTTTGAGCCGACAATAGGAGAGCCATTGTTGTTGGCTATACATTACGAAGAAAACACAAATAACGAACTAACAATAGGTGGAATTGCACCAACTCGCTATCGTAGACCCTCAAATATGACTACTTTTAATTGGGGTTGGAATAATAGAATGCAACTTAATTTTGGTTTAGAAGCTGATGAGTGGTTAGGCGAAATGCCATTAGCACAAACATCTTCAAATTTATTTGAAGCGGGGTATTTAGATTATACAGAAACTGTTTTTGATAGAAAGGCAAGACTTTATAAAGTTAGTGCATATTTACCACTAAGCATTATCACACAATACAAACTAAATGACAAATTTGTAATTAACAATACTTCCTTTAGAATTAATAAAATAAAAACAAATCTATTAACAAATAAAACAGATTTAGAGTTATACAATAAAGAAGAATTTGTAAGTAATTTAGCAAATGGACAAGTAGCGTATTTAGATAGGGTTGCAAACGTACAAACCCCAACAATAGGTGCTAATGCAATAGATTTATCTTGGGATAGTGTAAGTGGTGCAAATGGTTATGCTGTTTATGTTAATGGTGGTTTATTAGGTGTAGCGGTATTAACATCAGTAAAAATAACACCTTTAGAGCCAGATACTACTTATGAAATTGGGGTAAGCGCAAGGTTTGATGTAGATGGAAACGACCTTTATTCATTACCAACAACATTAACTGTAACAACATTACCACCACCTGTTGCACTTGCAGAAGATGGCGACACATTAATAACAGAGGTTGGCGATACAATAATATTAGAATAATGATAAGATTAATTTTAGACAGCTTAAAATACGCAAACGGAGAAACGGAAAATATCCGCATAGCACAGGGTAAACACAAACTACCTACAACACTAAAAGAGGGTTACAAAGCACTTAAACGAGAAATAAAATGGCAATAGAAAAAACAGTAGAAATAAAAGTTGATAGTAAACAAGCAGAAAAAAATCTTAAAGAAATAAACTCAACTATTGACGACCAAAGAGCAATATTGGTATTGTTAGAGGAAGAATATATAAAAGCAAAAAAAGCCCTTGATGATTATACAAAGTCTGGAAAAGTAAATCTTGCGCAAGAAAAACAATTAAAACAAGCAGTATCCGAACGTAAAGACGCATTAACTGACCAACGTTTAGGATTGAAAAAATTAGCTGTTGAACAAAGAGCAGCTACAACTTCTGTTAAAGATTATAGAAAAGAGCAAAAAGAAAATACTAACATTGTAAGGGCTATTGATAAACTTACAGGGGGTTTTGCCACAAAAATAATAAAACTAACAAAGGGGTTTAAATCAAGTTTAAAAGGAATAAAAGGTTTTGTCGGTGGCTTAAGTGGTGTAAAAAAAGCACTAATCGGAACAGGTATTGGGGCATTAGTTGTTTTAGTTGGAACACTTGTAGCAAACTTTGATAAAATAAAAGAAAGTCTTTTTGGTATATCTAAGGAAACTAAAAACACAGTAAAATCTGCTGAAAAAACTGCATCAGCTTCTCAAGAACAATTAGATGCTTTAAATTCAAGTGAAAATATTTTAAGGGCGCAAGGAAAAAGTGAAAAACAAATAAGAGATTTAAAAAAACAACAAACAGATGAAACAATTACAGCCCTTGAAGCACAATTAGAAGCGCAAAAAACTGTTAGACAATCACAAATAGACACTGCAAAAAGAAACAAAACAATCCTTGAGGGAATTTTAAATTTTATAACAGCACCTTTAAAATTATTAACTAAAAGCATAGACAGTATTGGTGCAAAGTTTGGTAAAGATTTTGGTTTAACGGAAAGCATTGAAAGTTTTAATGAAGCTGTTGCAGGAAAATTATTTAGTGGAATAGACGAAGAAGGCGATGAAGCTATAAAAGAAACAGAAAAACAACTTTTAAAATTAAAAAATGCAAGGGCTAATTTTGAATTACAAGATAAAAAGGACAACGAGAATAAAGCAAAAGAAAAAAGAGATAAAGAGTTAAAAGATGCACAAGAACTTGAGGATTTAAAAAACAGAATAAGAGAAGCAAGTGCTAATAAAGAAGATGAAAGAAGGGCATTAGAATTACAAAAAATAAAAGAAGAAAACCAAAAACTAATAGATGAAGCAAAAGCTAAAGGTTTATTAACAGAAGAATTGCAAACATCTTTAAATGAAAGATTAGCAGCTAAACAAGCGGAATTTGATGAAATTGACAGACAAAGAAGAGAAGAAAAAAACGCTAAACAATTAGAAGAAACTAAACTACTAAACGAACAACTCGCTACAGCAGAAACAAATTTACAACAAGCTAAAGCCAATGCAATACAAGGTGGTTTACAAGTTATAGGGACTTTAGCAGGAAAGTCTAAAGCAGTGGCTAAAACATTATTAGTTGTAGAAAAAGGTTTAGCAATAGCGCAAGTTATTTCAAATGCTGCGAGGGCGATTGCACAAGCGAAAGCAAATTTGGCTGCCACACCTGCTGTTATTGGTTTAGTACCAAACCCTGCTTATGTAATACAAGCAGCCGCAACTGCTAAAGGCATATTATCAACTAAATTAACCGCAGCCACGTCAGTTGCAACTATTGCTGCACAGGCAATAGCAGGATTAGGCGGTGGCGGTGGTGGTGGCGGTGCAAGTGTTGGTGGCTTAGGCGGTGGTGCTTCAGCTGAAACACAACCCCCACAATTCAATATTGTAGGTGCAACAGAAACAAGCCAATTAGCGGAAGCGGTAGCAGGACAAACACAAGAGCCAGTACAAGCGTATGTTGTAGCTAATGACGTAACAACCGCACAAAGTTTAGAAAACAATATTGTTGAGGGTGCGACCCTATAAATACAAAAATAATTAAAAAACATTATATAATAATATGCGAATAGTAGAACTAATTTTAGACGAAGAACAAGAAATAGGTATTGAAGCTATTAGCGTAGTGGAAAACCCTGCAATAGAGGAAGATTTTATAGCTTTAAAAAGCCAAGAATTTAAACTTGCAGAGGTAGACAAAGAAAAGCGTATTTTAATGGGTGCTTTATTGATACCTAACAAGCCCATATACAGACGTAATGGCGAAGATGAGTATTATATATATTTTTCAAAAGATACGGTCTTAAAAGCGTCACAAATGTACCTTATGCAAGGTAAACAAAACAACTCAACCTTAGAACACCAATACGAAATAAACGGACTATCATTAGTAGAGAGTTGGATAGTAGAGGACAAGGTACACGACAAAAGCGTAAAATACGGAATGGATTTACCTTTAGGAACGTGGGTTGGAAGTGTTAAGGTTAATAACGAACAAATTTGGAATGAGTTTGTTAAGACAGGCAAAGTAAAAGGTTTTAGTATAGAGGGGTATTTTGCTGATAAGATGGAACGCCCACAGGAAAAAATAAACGACTTTAGTAGTGATGAACTATTAAAAGAAATAGACCAAGACGAAGCGGAGTATTTACTTAGCGAGATACGAGCCATCATAAAAAACGATAAGCGAGTAAAGGGTGGTAAGAAGATGATACTTGAAAGCTACACCGATTATCCAAGTGGCGTAAAGAACAACGCAAAGCGAGGTTTAGAACTTAACGAAAAGGTAAACAACAAATGTGCAACCCAAGTAGGAAAAGTTAGGGCGCAACAATTAGCACAGGGCAAACCTATTAGCGTAGAAACTATTAAGCGTATGTATTCTTATTTGTCAAGAGCAGAGGAATATTACGATGAAAGCGACACGACTGCTTGTGGTACTATCTCTTATTTATTATGGGGTGGTAAGGCAGGTAAACGTTGGGCATTAAGCAAACTAAAAGAGTTAGACCTTATAGACCTTAAAGCACCTTGTCAAGCAGGATATGAGCAGTACGGAATGAAAATGAAAAACGGTAGATTAGTACCTAATTGTATTCCTATTAAATGAGAAAAGTAGCGGTTAAAATAGAACGCAAAAGAGTAAGACGTAAAGGCATACACGCTAAAAGCAAAACAAGTCAATTAAAGTCAAGTAAGAACTATAAGAAACTAAATAGGGGACAGGGCAAATGAGATTTAAAAAATTCTTTACACCAAGTAGAACAAGTCCAAAAGGTGGACGTAGGGCTTGTCTATGCGAGGATAACACCTACTCTATTAAATGTTGTGATGGTAGTTTAAGGGCGCAAGGCATAGGTACGACAACAAAACAATTTAATTACTTGTTACAAGAAAACACAAGTTTTATATTACAAGAAAATAACAGTAAAATTATTTTATAATGTCAGATAAAAAAATTACACAATTAGACAATACAGCCGCTTTAGATGGTACAGAAAATTTAGTATTTGTACAAAGTGATATTACTAAAAAAGGTACAGTAAACGATATTATAAATTATTTAGTACCTACACACATAACTGTATCAAGTGGACAAACTGTAAACCTTTCGGATAGTCAATACGCTAACATTAAACTTGTAAGACTAACGTGGAGTGGTGGCGCAGGAAATATGACACTTAATTTACCAAGCGCATCGGACAACACAAATAGAGCAATAAGATTTATTTCAAACGGTGGTTTTAACACAAACACAAGGGTTTATTTAACACCAAGCGGTGGCGATACATTAGATGGCTCAACTAATTACTATGAAATAAACAAAGAATACGAGGGAATATATGTTTGGAGTGATGGTACGGAGTGGTTTATAATTCAGAAAAAAGCATAACAAAATACAAAATTAATTTTTAACCATTATATATTAATATGAACACGAACGATATGATTAGTAAAATCAAAGAAGTTCTAAACCTTAGCGAAGAAGTTAAGTTAGAACAACAAGCGTTAGAAAACGGTACTGTATTAGAAGCAGAAGCGTTTGAGAGTGGCAATGAAGTATTTATTGTTACCGAAGATGAAAAAGTAGCTGTTCCTGTTGGCGAATACCAATTAGAGGACGGACGTATTTTAGTAGTAGCCGAAGAGGGATTGATTGCAGAAATTAAAACCGAAGAAGCGGAAGAAGAAACCGAAGAAGTAGAAGCAACGGAAGATGTGGAACTTGAAGAGAAAGAAGAAGAAAAAGAGGTTTATGCTACTAAAGAGGAATTAGCTGAGGTTAAGTCAATGCTTGAAGAAATTAAGTCAATGTTAGAGCCAAAAGAGGATTTAAGCGCAGACGAATTAGGAAACCTTATGACCGAGGAACTTTGCAAACACGACAAAGTGGAACTAAGCGAAGTGCCAGAAGAAGTACAGGAAGAACTAAACCAACCTGCTGCTGAGCCAATTCAAGCTAACCCAGAAACAAAACAAAACCTATCTAAATTCAATATCTCACAAAACAGAAGAATGAGTACATTGGATAGAGTAATGGCAAAATTTAATAATTAATAAACAACTAAAAACTAAATAAAATGAGTGTAAACATTGTATCATCAAGTTATAGCGGGGAATTCAGCGGCAAATATATAGCCGCAGCGCTTCTCTCGGCTGACACATTAGACAAAGGGCTAATTACAATTATGCCTAACGTTAAGTTTAAGTCTGTAATCAAAAAGGCTTCAACTGACGACATCGTAAAAGACGCTACTTGCGACTTTCAAACTGGACAAGGGACTTTAACTCTTGAAGAAAAAATCCTTCAACCAGAGGAATTTCAAGTAAACCTCGACATTTGTAAGAAAGATTTGCATAGCGATTGGGAAGCTGCTCAAATGGGATATTCTGCATTTGACAACCTACCTGCAAACTTTTCTGATTTTGTATTGGCTCACGTTGCTGCAAAAGTAGCTGACCGTACAGAAAGAAACATTTGGTCTGGAGATACTGGAACTTCTGGACAATTCGACGGATTTGCTACATTGTTAGCTGCCGATGGCGATTTACCTGCAGGACAAGACATTGTTGGTACTGCTGTAACGGCTGCAAACGTTGTTGATGAATTAGGCGATGTTGTAGATGCTATTCCTACTGCTGTTTACGGAAGTGATGACTTAGTAATTTACGCTGCTTCTAATGTTATTCGTGCATATACTCGTGCATTAGGTGGTTTTCAATCTGGTGGACAAGGTGCTGCAGGTTATGAAAACAAAGGAAACAACCAATCTTTAGGGTCTTTATTCTTTGATGGTATTCCTGTTGTTCCTGCTCGTGGTGCTGCTGACGATATGATTATCGCTGCTGAAAAATCTAACTTATTCTTTGGTACAGGTATCTTAAATGACCTTAACGAAGTAAGAGTTATTGATATGGCTGAAACTGATGGAAGCCAAAACGTTCGTGTAGTGATGAGATTTACAGCAGGTGTACAATACGCCCAAGTATCTGACATTGTTTACAGAACTGTATAATAATTAATTAATCAACGTAGAAAGGGGTGGGGGATTGCCCTACCCTTTTTTATTTAAAAACATTTTAAAAATATGGCTTGTTCATTAACTACAGGAAGAAAAGTACCTTGCAAAAGCGCAGTAGGTGGTATTAAAACTATTTACTTTGCTGATTTTGGTACTCTTGGCGATGCAACCATCGCTGCAGGGGAAATTACTGCATTAGCAGGGTCGCCTACTTGGTTTCAATTTGATGTTAAGGGTAATTCTTCTTTAGAAACTGCTATCAATTCTTCAAGAGAGAATGGTACTACTTTCTATGAGAGTACACTTAACCTAACTTTGACCTTCCAAGACAAAGCGACACAAGAGGAACTTAAACTAATTGCACACGCAAGACCGCACATTGCTATTGAGGACTATAACGGAAACTATTTCCTTATGGGCTTAGAACACGGTGCTGATGTAAACGGTGGAACTATCGTTACAGGTGCAGCAATGGGGGATTTAACAGGATATACAATTACAGCGGTTGCACAGGAAACTGCGCCACCTTATTTTGTAACAGCTTCTGTTATCACCGATGATGCTTCTGCAACACAGATTGACCCAACTGCATAACAATTTAGGGTTTTAAATTAAAGGGTTATCTTTTTAGGTAGCCCTTTTTTTATACCCATACAATACAAAATAAATTAGTTTTGTTTATATATTAATATGAAGCTAATAACTACAAGCGGTAATAAGACCTTTAAGATAATACCAAGACAATATATTGAGGGTGCAATTACTGTAAATTTAACAAGTGAAAGCACAGGGTCTAACGTAAGTGTAACACCAACTGCAACTACTGATAAAAACTATATGAGTTTTGATGCGGTTTTTGGTACATTAACAGAGGGCGATTTTTACATATTAGAAGTTAAGAACGGAAGTGCAGTAATATACAAGGATAAGGTATTTTGCACAGACCAAACAATAAACCAAACTAACAACGATTACTACTCTATCAATAATGGCGAGTATGTACAAGAAGATAGTTTTGATAACGATTACATTATATTATGAATGATTTAAGAGTAGTTAATTTAAGCACTTATACAAGCCCAGAGATTGTAGAAAAATCAAATAAAGAGTGGGTTGCGTATGGTACTGATAACAATTATTTTAGTTATCTAATAGACCGTTACAATGGTAGCCCAACAAACAACGCTATTATTAACGGAATTAGTGAAATGATATATGGCAAAGGTTTAGATGCTTTAGACAGCAACAAAAAGCCAGAGGCGTATGCTAAAATGATGACTTTATTTCACAAGGATTGTGTTCGCAAATTGTGTTACGACCTTAAACTTATGGGTCAATGCTCTATGCAAGTTATATACTCAAAAGACCGCAAGACTGTGGCAAGGGTTGAACACATACCTGTAGAG